TCATCAGAGATTATTATTTCATAATCGTTAAAAGTCTGAGCGAAGATACTGTCTAAGTTTCGTTTAAGAAACTCGATTGCATTATCCATGTTGTAAATTGGAACAACAATTGAGAATTTAGGCATTTTCCATCTCCCAGTCCACCATCAAGTGGACTAATTCTTTAAAAGAAGTTTGAACTTCAAACCCTAGCTTTTCTCTAGCCTTAGATGGATCACCTTGTAGGTAATCAACCTCTGCTGGTCGTTTTAGTTTCTCATCAAAGACCACGTAATCTTTCCAGTTAAGTCCCAGATAGTTAAATGTTTCTTCTACAAATTCTTGCATTGAGTGCGTCTCCCCTGTGGCGATAACAAAGTCATCGGGTTCACCCTGTACCATTTTCCAAATCCAATAGGCGTAGTCTTTGGCGTACCCTAAGTCTCGCTTTGCTTCCAAGTTGCCTAACACCAGTTTTTCTTGCAATCCTTTCTTAATCCGGACGGCGGCTTTAACTACTTTCTTTGAGAGGAACTCCTCACCTCGTCTTGGGCTTTCGTGGTTGAATAAAATACCGTTATAAACTTTTAATCCGTAACCTTCTCGGTAAGCTCGTCCAAGATAAAACGCATAGGCTTTGGCACAGCCATACGGACTACGAGGGTAGAAGGGTGTTGTTTCTCTCTGAGGAACTTCCAATACCTTTCCAAACATTTCTGAGGAACTTGCTTGATAGATTTTGGCATTCGGGCAGACCAACCGCAAAGCTTCAATAAGGTTTGCAAAACCCAAGCCAGTAACTTGACCTGTATACGCTGGTATATCATAAGAGATTCTTACTTGTGACATTGCGGCGAAGTTGTACACCTCATCAGGTTGGACTTCTTGCAATATCTTTACTAAATTATTAACGTCTGATAAATCTCCGTAGTGGAGAGTGAGCTTTTCTAATAGATGTTCGATACGACGAGTATTCCCAGCTGATGAGCGACGTTGTAGTCCATGCACTTCATAGCCTTTCTCTAATAGAATTTCTGCTAAGTATGACCCTGTTTGACCTGTAATCCCAGTTATAAATGCCTTCATAGCCTTTTCCATTCTGGCAATACGCCGATGAATTTTTCATTGTTAATGTCCGCAAACCATTGTTTCGGAAAGATAATCTTTTCTGCTCCTGAAAGATACGCTCCCCACCATGCAAAGCTAGAGTTAGCACCAATGATTCCCTTACAGCTTGCCATCATGTTCATATCTTCAATCTCAGTCCCATTCGGAAAATGGAACTGTTCACCTTGAAACATTGGCTCTTGCTTGGCTGTCTCTACATCATCGCTAAAGACTAAGAATTTAGTATCAGGTGGAAATTCTGCCATTGCTCTCATGTAATAGTTATCGTTTATATCAGCGTGCTGATGATGACCCAAATCAATGTAATAGGGATTGCCAACATAATCAGTAAGCCGACGATGAATCGCAACCATATCAATACTGTTAGGAACGATTCCTTCGCTAAACATCTGTTTAATTTGTTTCTCATATTTTTTAAAATATTTTTCGTCTTGAACGAAGAAGGGAAGGTCTTTATCTTGAGTCCACGTATAAAGTGCGGCAAACTGAAACATTTGATTGCTCAAGCGTCCTATAATTTTATGGATTGGAATCATAAAGATTTGTAGGCTTCTTCCCACTTGTTTATATGTTTTTCAATAGAATAGTTTTGTATAACGTACTCCCTTGCTCTCTTTCCTATTTCTCGTCGCATTTCTTTGTTCTCTACCATCTTGTTGATAGCTGGAAGCCACTCGTTGTTATCAGTAATAATAACCATACGATTAGCATCCTCTGGGTTTTGCTGATAAGGGCTGTCGCCTGTTGAAAAGCCTTGGGCAATCACAGGTATCTCAAGCATAGAAGCCTCTAAGAACTTCAAATTAGACTTACAGCGATTAAAATATCTGTCCCCTCTAGGTATGACCATCAAATCAAGTTTAAGCTCGTTTAGGGTCTGAATATAGTCTTTCATCGGGACTAGGGGTTGCCACTCTATATTTAAGGATTCCCAGAATTGAAACTCTTTTTTGTGAGCAGGAACTACTACTTTCATAAAGCCCTCAGTCTTAGGTGGTAGACCGAATAAGACCAACTGGACATCTTCCCTTTTATTCAATTCCATTAAAGCGTCTTGCATTTGTGAGAAGTCCCCACCATAGGCAACCGAACCGACAAACCCAATCCGTACTTTCTCGCCATCGTTTCTTAGAATCTCATCTTCATCAGGCCAGAAGTCAGGATCTACTGTATTAGGTAATACTACCACATTTTTATTCAAAGCCCTATATTCTTTTGCTAAAAATTCAGTTGAGCAGGTTATCATGTCCGCTTCCCGTCCAAACTTGTCTAAATATCCGTCTACTTTATTCAAAAGATACTGCCACTTCTGACCGTCAATATCTTTATACGTATCGTCAGAGTCCATAACTATCTTTTTGCCTAACTGTCTCAATTTATCAGCTATTTCTAAACACCTGTCGTCGTTTGGTCTATGGAAAACAACAACGTCAGCGTCCATACACGCTTGAGCCATCTGATTACCATTTAAGTGTGCCGATAATAGGGAAGTTTGGTCACCGTTCCAACCACCTGCTATCATCGGAATCATTGAACGAACGAAATAGCACCCCTGTTGAGTTGAAAGTGTAAAGTAAATTTTCATGAGGCTTCTAAGTCTGCTAATTCTTTTCGTATTCGCTCAATATCAGCTTTCTTTTGCAACTCTAAATCAGCAACTAATCGCTTAGCGTTCTCTATCTGTTGTTGGATTGATACTGTTGTATCAGGAATAACAGCTACAGTATCTTTAGGAAGATTCATAACCTTCTCTATCTCCTCTTTAGTCGGTATGTACTCTTCTTGTTTTGGGGTTAGTATTTGTTTCGTGTATGGCACAACTTCATTGCCATTAGGGTCAATAAAAACTTTTGTGCGTTTAGGGTTAGGGCTTATTATTACTTGTCCCATATAAATTGCCTTCATGCCTTCCGCATTCCTGGCATGAACTAGGATGCGGAGGGACAATTATTTTAGACTTGTGGAGGCGTCTGCCTCATGCACAAGATTAATGTTTAAGCTGCTGACAGAATCGTAATTCCTGCCAAGTCTCTGTTTTCAATTGTACCATACAATAAATCTGCTGTGGTTACAGTTGAAAGATACTCAGGGACATAATGGGACTGAATACGAACGCCGTATTGACCAGTCATCATTGAGCCAGAGGAGCTTGCCATTGAACCGCCTTCTCCCAAAGGAGAGGTAGCCCAGTGCAAAGCATCCTTGTGAGCCAAAGCATTGTAGCGACCTACAGTGTTGGACACATTCTGGATGTTTGGAGTAACGTGAACAGGGATTCCGTAAAGGAACGCTGCTGGTCTTTTTGCCACTGGGTCGTTAATTGGAGAGTTGATAGCGAGAGAAAACTTGTTAATCGCTTGCAACTGTCTCCAGAAAACGTTAGGTGAGAAAAAGAACGCTACGTCACCACCTGCGGTATCTACGCCATTTGATTCTAACTGAGCGATAGCAGACAAAATGTCTGAATCAGCTACTTGAGCGGTTGAGCTTCCTGCTGTACCACTGAAAGAACCCAAAAGTCTAGCCAAAGCGACTTCCAATTTCTTGGCAATCGAATAACCAGCACCTTGAGCGTACTTTTCTTGTACGTAGTAGGAATGCTTAACCTGTGCTGCTTCACGGTCTTCAATAGCAAACGAACATTCAAACCACTGGTCTACTGCCAATGTAATTCTACTGTCTGTTGGGGCTACTAAAGTTACNGNTGTAGCATTCGTTTTGGCCGATGCGGCCATCTCCGTCATGTTCGGAGTGTATAGTACATTTCCACCACCTGCGAGTTCAGAACTTCGGTCTGTGAAGAAATTTGCCAACATCAGTTTTAATCTAAAAAACTGGTTGATTCTCTCTCCCCAAATTTGCAATTTGTTAATCTACTTTCGTAGTGCTAAATCATTTCTGTTTAGCTCCACACCTTTATTTATTCGTGTGGTTCGGACTATTATATAACCTTTCGGCTTCACTTCGGTTAGTCTCTGCAAGTCCTCTTCTATTTAGAAACCTGATATCGTTGTATAGTGCTGTCCGTTTTTTATCAATTTCCATACGGCATTTGAAATCTCTTACTTTGGCAAGTTTCGCATATTTCAAAAGGATATCAGCTTGTTTCTTTTTTACAATCAAATAAGGATAGATTTTTTTCAATATCGGAGTAACTCGTTTTTCGCTCCTATATTCTAATGAAGATTTGTTTACTCCATTGCCAGATTTTAAAGCATTAAGTTTATCAAGAGTTAAATTACCACATCCTAAAAAATCTTTTATACACTTTAAAACTTCATCATTTCTTGTAACCTGCGATATTTTTAACACAGGTGTGAAATAATATCCTAAAGTGCTTTCTTTGGATGTTTTTTTAACAATACCTAGATAACCTTCGCCATCTATAAATCCAGCTATATATTGAAGTGAGAGTTTCATACTCTAACTATGGTACTATACTTATTTATTGTTGTCAAGGTTCTTGAGCGTTGCCCTGTCGGGTGTTCGCCATTGATTAGAAGTGATTTTACATCCCCCTAATTAAGGGATGAACGATGCAAGTGTGGTAAGCGAATGGGTAT